GGCTCAACAGGAGCAAAAGGGGAGAAAGGCCAGAAGGGTCAAACTGGATCAGGCGGCAGCACAGGTCCGACAGGCCCAACGGGAGCGAAAGGGCAGAAAGGGCAGAAAGGGCAGACGGGAACCTTTAGCGGATCGGGTTCTTATGCTGCGGATGCTTGGGTAAATTTCAAGGGCACAGGTAGTGTATCCATTCGTGATGATGAAGGTGTTAGCTCTATTACAGACGTAACTACAGCTCAGTTTCGTGTAAATTGGTCGAGTAACTTTGGAAATGCTAACTATCAGGTTGATGGGCTAGGAAATAACATAAACACAGGTAGTGAAGGTAGTGCTATTGATACGTTTAGATATACCATGCTGAGCAGTTATGTCCCTATTATATATGCAAGATATGCGGCTGGTTTCGATCCAACGACTTGTACAATATCTGCAACGGGTAATTAGAAGCTTTGGTAATTTATTATGTCGAAATATAGAGTTATCTTTGATGATCCTGATCATCTTGACTTACCCTCACAAATTCTTGTGCCAAGCCCAAACTGGTTACATAAAGCTATGTCAGGAAATCTTCCTCCAATTTGGGTATATTGGCAGCTTCAAGATGATGAGAAATGCGCTATTGAACAGGGGCGGCACGAAACGTATAAACACGATCCTCAAAAACATGCCTTGCAACGGACCGCACCTCGCATTGGCCCTTTAACAGAAGAAGAAGCTATGGAATACTTGTGCTTGAAGGACCTGCCTCGCAGATGTTGGGCAGAGAAACATAACCGTCCAATGTTTAAGATCGTAAAAACAGAGAAAGTACCAACTAACAGGCAGTTTCGTAACGCTTGGGAGATGAGAATATGACAACTTTTACTAGAATAGGTGCAACGGACTATAGCCCTGAAAGCTATAGCATTCCCTCAGAGCGTACCTTTCGCGGCGCTTGGGATGTTGACGAAAGCGCATCTGCAATCGTTGTTAATTTGGAAAAAGCCAAAGATTTATGGCGGGAAAAAATACGGTATCATAGGAAAGATCAATTAGCTGCCTTAGATACAGCATACATAAGAGCTTTAGAGATTGGTGCAGATACCACAAGTATTGTTGCACAGAAACAGGCTTTGCGTGATGCCCCCGCCTTACCGTCTATAGATGCCGCAACAACTCCTGACGAATTGGTAAAAATACAGCCTATTCCTAATGTAACTATTACTTAAATTTTATCGCAAAGGTGGATCATGCGGCAAAACTGGCAAATGTGGTCTGGCGGGTTATCCGACACAGACCTTTCAACTATTTTTACCGAAGCCTCTAAGATTAACACACAGGCGGCTACAACCTTCAACAACGCAGATACAAGAGTTAGATCAAGTGATGTTGCTTGGTTAAGCGGCAATGAGGCTGTTCAAGATATTCTTTGGAGATATGTTAATTCTGCAAACGATAACGCCTTTCATTTTCAAGTGGAGAATATATGCGACATTCAGTTTACAGAATATCACGCTACTAAAGGCGGTCATTACGATTGGCACATAGATGTAAACTGGGATGGCGATGATTTTAGAGATAGGAAAGTAAGCGTTACGGTTCAGCTTTCAGACCCAAGTGAATATGAGGGTGGCGGCTTTGAGTTTGCAGAATGTCAAACGCCAGATGCCTCATCTCGCCTTAAAGGAACTGTTTTGGTTTTCCCAAGCTATTTGCAGCATAGAGTTTTGCCAATCACAAGCGGAACGAGAAGAAGTCTTGTCGCTTGGTTCGAGGGGCCAAGGTGGCAATAGTCTATCAAATATCCCTGCATGGCGATGCTTTCGACGCAAGGGGGAAAGATTGGGCACAAATAATAGCAGAGAGCGGTTGTAAGCCCGATAGAGCGTGGGTTGACCCGCTTCTAGGGCGAGGGTTGCTTAAAACGGAGTTTGGTTGCTCAGTGAGCCATTTTCGCGTGTGGCAAAAGATTGCCGCTTCTGGAGTTGCGGGGATTGTTCTTGAAGAAGATGCGGTTTTTTCTTCTTTTGATGTCGCGGAGATTGATGGGCTTTTAAAGTCTTATGATAGCGTTTGGCTAGGCCATAGAGAGAATAGCCTTGGCTATTGGTATAATGCTCATGCTTACGCCATAACTTCAAACACCGCCGCCATGTTGTGCGAGGGGTTCGCGGAAAACATTATTCCCGCCGATGAATGGTTGCCTTTAAAGTTAAAAAATTCTTTTAACTATTTTTATAGGCCAGAACTTGTTAAGCAAATACCAAGGTCAATAAGGCCAAGTAAAATTGAAGGTGGATCAATGCAAACTCATGTCATTACTGTCGGAACTGATGAAAATAAAATGTGGGGTCTTGAGCAGTCAGCTAAGCGCTACGGCATAACGTATTTAAATTTAGGACAGGGCGTCCAGTGGGGCGGCGGCACAATGGAAGGGCAGGGCGGGGGTCATAAAATCAACCTAGTTCGCAGCCATATTAAAACCTTGCCTGATGAAGATACGGTCCTTTTTGTAGATGGGTATGATGTTTTATTTACGGACAACATTCATTCGATCAAAGAACGCTTTGATGGCTTTGATTGCGATATTTTATTTGCAGCGGAAAAATCTTGCTGGCCTGAGCCGACAATAGCACCGCAGTTTCCCATGACGCCAACGCCTTATAAATACCTCAACAGCGGTGTGTATATGGGCAAGGTGGCGCGGCTAAATCATTTCTTTAGCGAGGTCGTAGCGAATGACCAAGACGATCAACTCTGGATGCAGAAGCGGTTTCTCGGAGCTAATGGGCTAAACGTAAAGCTTGATCATGAAGGCTATGTTTTCCAGTGCGATGATGAGGTTAGCTATGACGGTCAGCAAATATCTAACGGGATGTGTTGCCCTTGCATATATCATGGGAACGGCGGCGATGTTGCAAAGGCTAGGTTTAATTCATTAGCGGATAAGTTTGGCTACATTCAAAATGCTATAGAAAGCCCCCCAATAAATTCGTTGAGTTACGATGAGGTCGCAAAAGATATTCTTGTCGTTCCTTTTCTTTCAGAGGCGCAATGCAAAGATATAATTTCTAAATCTGAGGCAGTAGGTGGATGGGGTCAAATGGCGGGCGATAAATTCCCAGCCCAAGAGATTAGAGCCGACAAGCTTGGGATGTGGAAAGAGCTTGAGGCGGCATGGAAAGATCACCTAGGAAAGATTGCAGAAAGCAAATGGACGCCAATGGAAATATATGGCCTACGAGATGCCTTTGCTATGCGCTATGCGATGGATACACAGACTAGCCTTGGTTTTCATACCGATGCATCTTTGGTAACTGGAAGCGTAAAGCTTAATGAAAATTATGAGGGCGCAGAATTAATTTTCCCGCACCAAAACTTTTCAAATATCAATGTTCCTTTGGGGCATTGCATACTATTTCCAAGCGCAGTTACGCATGGGCATAAGGTCAATCCATTGAAATCTGGTGTGAAATATTCTTTAACCATGTGGACGAGCCGCTATCAGGGTGACGTAAACATATAAATTTGATATGGTGCGGAAAAATAGAGGTTTGCTATGAACGCTTTAAATCCATTTAGTACGCATCCATTTTCCGCAGATACGCATTTATATGTTTTGGACGGCCAATCAATTACAACCGCCGCGCCTAGCGTTGCGACAACGGCTATTTCTCAAAATCATGTTTTGGGCGCTGATGGGATTACAACAGGTGCGCCCGCTATTGGATCTCCTACTATTGCTGGAAATCAAGTTCTTAGCCCGCAAGGTATAACGGCGGGCGCTCCTGACGTTCCTACAGCCAACATGGCAGAGGATGAAACTTTTGACACGCCAAACCTGTTTACTGGTGCACCTATTGTTCCTCATATTACTCTTGTTCAAGGGCATATTCTTAACGCAACCTCTATAACGACTGGTGCGGTTTCTATAGGCCAGCCAGCCCTTATACCTACAATACCCCTTTCAACTGGTAATGTTACAACGGGTGCGCCTACGGTTGGAAATACAACCATAAATCAAGATCATGTTATTGCGCCCCAAACAATAAGCACGGGGGCCGTGTCGATTGCATCTACATCTATCTCGCAAGTCCATGTTTTGGCGGGTAATGATTTAGATGCGGGTTCGCCAGACGTAGGAACCGCAGGGATAACTCAAGTTCATATCTTGAGCGGGACGGGATTTGATGCGGGTGCGCCTAGCGTTGGATCTACGGAGATAGATCAAGATCATATCATAACCGCAAACCCCATAACTACGGGGGCGGCTACTGTTGCAAACACCGCTATAAATCAAACGCATGTTCTTGCAACGGCAGATGTTTCGACGGGAGCCCCCGTTATTGATAATTGCACAATGTCAGAGGAAGAAAGCTTTGACGCGCCCAACCTTGATACTGGCGCGCCTGTTCTGGGAACCGCCACCATAGCGCAAGATCATCAGTTGCTTGGGGCAGATTTAACATCAGGAAACCCAGTCTTAGGAACCGCATTAATAAATCAAACGCACGTTCTTGTCGGTGAAGGCTTCAATGCGGGCAATCCTACGCTTGGAACGGCGGCTATATCTCAGAACCATGTCATAACCCCGCAAGGCTTTGCGACAGACCCAGCTGTTGTCGGTTCTACCCTTATTGAACAAGTGCATATCCTTACAACCACAGACGTAACAACGGGTGCTCCTAGCGTTCCAAATATTGCAATCGGTCAAGATCATGTCTTCACAACGCCAGATATAACAACTGGCGCTCCCGTGATTGGTAGCGGGCTTCTAAATCAAACTCATATTCTAAGCGGTCAAGGAATAACAACAGGAGCGCCTAGCGTTCCCCAGATTGATCCAAACTTTATTTATGGGTTTACTACTGCAAATATCTTAACGGGCGTTCCTAGCGTCCCAAGCACGGCCTTTGGACAAGTGCATGTACTATTTCCAGATAATATTACAACGGGTGCTCCGATTATCCCTGATCTTTTGTTTGATGCGGGCATAGGTAGGTACGCAGATGAGAGGGATAGTAAAAATATTGTAATTGAAACTCTTTCGCAGAACATTGTAATAGAAACAGGATCGAAAAATTCAGCTATTGTTCTACAGGTCAACGAGATTAACGAAGCTGCTTAACTTATATAATGTTTTCGTGTAGAGTGCGGCTAGAAACTAATGGACGCAGCGCATGGCTTTTTACATTAAGCAAAACGATACAGCACCGATTATTCTTGTAACCCTAAAAGATGGTAACGATGTTGCGGTTGATCTTACTGGCGCGAGTGCCATTTTTAAGATGCGACCCGTTGGTCAAACCACAGTAAAAACAAATGCCGCTGCAATCATCCATAATGCAGATGACGGTCAGGTTCGATATGAGTGGGTAGCGGCTGATACGGATACTATAGGATCTTATGAGGCTGAGTTCCAAGTAACCTTTACCGATGGAAAGATTGAAACATTCCCAAATTCTGATTTTATCAGGATTACAGTAACGGATGATATATCATGAGTGGATTAGTCGTAGAAACCCAGCCCGCAAGAGAGCCGCTTACTGTTATTGAAACGCGCGATAGCTTGAGGCTCGACGATGATGTAGATGAAACCCTTGTGATGAGCCTTATCATTGCGGCGAGGCAATGGGCAGAAAATTACACAGGTCGGGCGCTCATAACTCGCACCATGCAGCAATGGTTAGATGGGTTCGTTCCTGTTGATATGCCGTTGTGGGAAGGGTGGAAAACTGGCCCCGATATTGTCAATTATCAAAATCACATTGAGTTAGCCTTAGCTCCTGCAATCGCTGTTTCAGATATTAAATATTATGCAGATGATGATACTGAAACGACTTGGCCATCTACCAATTATTATGCCGATACTATTAGGGAGCCAGCCCGTATTATTCTTAGAGATGGCGGTTCATATCCCACAGAATTGCGAGCGGCTAACGCATTAAAGATAACTTACACGGCGGGATATGGCACAACCACTCAAAGCGTCCCAGAGCCCATTAGGATAGCCATGATGCAGTATTGCGCTTTCATGTATGAGCATCGCGGAGACTTTGAAAGGTTCCCCCCTCCGCAGCCTCCTAAGCTCCTAACGCAGCTTTTGCAGCCATATCAAATAATGCGTTTCACTTCGACGCCATATAAGGGAATGGTCAGGGCAGGGATCGGCTAAATGTCTATCGGAGATATGCGAAATAGGCTTGAGTTACAAGCCGCGACAAGAACATCAGATCAGGGCGGTGGATCTTCTATTGCTTGGACAAAGGTAGCTACTGTTTTCGCAAGCATAACCCCGCAATCTTCGAATGAGGCGGTATTTGCTGACAAGCTAAGGGATGCCCTTCGAAGCACTGTGCGCGTTCGGTACAGAACAGATTTAACAACTGCCAATCGCTTGGTTCAAACATATCGCCGCAACGGCGTTCAAACCACAAGAACCTTCACGATCAATGGGGTTTTGAATGTGGACAATCGTTTCAAGTATCTTGATCTTGATTGTGAAGAAGGGGTGGCCTCATGAGTTCAATTAAAACTAGGGTCACTCGAAATCCAAGGTACGCTAAGGTCGAGGCTAAATATGCTTCTGTCGTTAAAAACATTATAGCTTCTGGCGTCCAAGATACCATGAACACTGCGAAAACAAGCATACAGCAACACCAAAGTAAGGGTAGAACTTATGGTAAGCACACCGCCTCCGTTGCTGGCAATCCTCCAAACTCTGATACTGGATTTCTCGCAAACAATATTTTTATGGTTTTAGATGCGGATAAATTTGGCGGCGCTGTTGAAAGTCGCGCAGATTACTCTGGCTTCCTTGAGTTTGGCACAAGCAAGATGGGCGCTAGGCCATACCTTCAACCAGCACTTGAGGAAAACAGGCCGAAGATCAGAAGAATGTTTGCACGTTTGCGGTCAAGGGGCGTTTAAATGGCGTTACACTCATGGAACCTACAAAAAGCGATATACGCAAAGCTAAACGATGCAACCATATCTGGGGCCAGCGTTGCAGACGTACCAGTATATGATGATATTCCAGAGGGAACCTCTGCGCCATATATCAATATTGGAGAAGAAACCGCCATCAATGATGGCACTAAAACTGTGGATGCGGTGGAGCATACACTAACCATTCATGTTTGGTCTGAATATCGGGGCAGATATGAAATAAAGCACATTATGGAACAGGTCTACCAAAACCTTCATAATGCTGCTATAACTGTGTCAGGTGCTTCACTGGTAAACATACGGCAAGAGTTCGCCACAACCCTTGAAGAACCTGATGGAATAACGCGGCATGGGGTCATGAGATTTCGCGCCATTGTGTTTGATAACTAAGGAGAAAGAACATGGCGGCACAAAAAGGCTCCGCAATGCTATTAAAGGTTGATATTAGCGGCACGGCAACAACTGTTGCTGGGTTGCGCTCAACCTCAATTTCAATGAACGATGAAGCGGTTGATGTAACAACCAAAGATAGTTCTGGCTTGAGACAGCTTTTGGCGGGCGGCGGCGTCCAGTCATTTAGCGTTTCTGGATCGGGTGTTTTCAATGATGATGCCTCAGAGGCGGCGGTTCGCACGGCTTTCGATGCTCAAAGAACAGCGGGAACATTCGTTGACTTTGATGTGATAATTCCAGACTTTGGAACCTTCGCGGGTCCAATGATGATTGCCACGCTTGAATATGCGGGTGAGTATAACGGCGAAGTCACATACTCAATCACTCTTGAGAGCGCTGGAACCTTTGCGTTTACGGCGGCTTAGAAATGAGTTGGCTCAGTGTTGAAATAGAGGTTGATGGCTCAACCCTTTCTGGCTGGGCCAAATCAAATTCTCAAAACGAATTTGCAGTAGCTTTCTCCTGTGGCCTTGAGGTGGGTGGACATTTCAAGGCTGGGGGGAAATCATATACTGTAGAAACCGTGACCGATGTATCTGGTCGCGGCGAACAACTTCTAATAGGTGGAAAGGAAGTGAAACATGACAAACCCAAATCGCGGGGAAATGCTCATAACGCTGGGCGAAAAAACTTGGAACTCAAGGGTGACAATGGACGGGCTGGCGAGGATTGAGGCATTTTGTGGATACGGAATTATCAAAATTCTAGGAAAGCTCACTGAGGGCGATCTTACCACAACAGAAATTTGCGGCATAATTCATCCGATTGTGAAGGGTGGCGGCAATGATGTCTCCATGAAGGATATTCAGAGGGCGGTCTGGGATGCTGGGCTGGCTGATGCAATGCGGGTTTGTGGTGAGGTATTAGCCTCTGCCCTTAACGCGGGGCAAGACGAGGGAAACGAAGCAACGGCGGGAGCAGCGTAGAGAATTTTCCTTGGGCTGATTTCATGCAAATCGGTCTGGGAAAAATGCAGATGAGGCCAGATGATTTTTGGAACATGAGCCTTGTTGAGTTCTATGCTGCTTTAGAAGGTTTTGCAGAGTTCAATTCTGGGGGAGCGCCGCCGCCCCTTCATAGGAATGAGCTAGAGGACTTAATGGAAAGGTATCCAGATTAATGGCTACAACAGTTGATACCCTTCTAGTCC